CACTTTGTCCAGCATCTTTATACACATCTTGTGTTCTAGAAACATCTACTGCCATTGGGTGCCTCCTAATGAGAAAAATTATTATATAGTAATCATAAGCTATTAAGCCCGTATTGTCTATAAGATATAAAATATTCCAATAATTAATGCGGTTATCCTACAAACACAGTGCTTTACTGCATTTTATATTCTCTTATTTACCTATATTTCTACTTATTTTTTAATAAAATGATGTTATATATAATATATACACTATATATGATGATCCTTTTCTTTTCCGTATAGCCGTTCCATACCTTGACGAGTTACAAGCCAATTCTTGCCCGATTTTCTAGCTTCATCATCGGTAAATTGTTTATTTGCATATCTCTTTAAGCAACATTGCTTAATAGAATCAGCTGGTACATTCCATCTTTCACCAGCCTCTTGTGTAGTCATTACATCATCTAATTTCATTACAGTACTCCTAATATTACTAATAGATTATATACGGATAATATAAAGACACTTATAAGAAAAACCCGCACTATTGTGCGGGTTTATTTGGTGGTGCATATGACACGCTGTACGAACCATTTTTATATTGCACAATCAAGATATCCACTGCGATTAGTTATACCTTATTAAATAAGTTCTTTTGCACTTTCTACTTTAAACTCTTCTGACGGATTCCAAATTTCCATGAATGTATCAAAATTACTTTGGCTTCTGAATGTAACTACTTGGTCAGTCCAGCCACTTACATGACCTTTTTCAGGCAATACAGGAATGTGATTCCAATCCAATGCACGTCTTAAGCTTTTATATCCATCTTCTTGTAATTATGTTTTCTTTAATACATCTGTTAAAAATATAATCAATTAATAAGAATAAATCTTCTTTATTTCGCTCTGTATGTCCTTGTCTATCAAACCCATATTTCATTGCCAATGTATGTATCATTAGTTGAGTGAATGAACCTCTTATATAATATGTATCAAATTCAAAATCATCTGTTATATTACTCAACAATATATCTTTCACGCTTTCTTTGCTATTATCCATGTGTACATCACCACCTATCATTTATCTATATTATATCATTTTGAAAATAAAAAAGGCCTATCAACCTAGATGTTATTCTAAGTTGATAGGCCTTTAATGCTATCCAGTTATAAACAATTGCTTTACTACTCAACTGACAACTAATAGTTGATAGTTGCGTGTATCCACCATTACACGCTATGGAGATGCACGGATCACCTCAATCTTTAGCGACTAAATAAATTACAGTACCACCCAATAGGATATTTAATAATTTACTATTTCGTTGTTGTGCTTTCGCTTTTTTGATTTCGTTCTTCTGCTGTTCTAAGTATATCTCGGCTTTGGCCAATGATAACTTTTGCTCGTTCAGCATCTGCTCTTGCTTTTGCAGTAAGTTCCGTGCCTCTGTCAATTGCGTTTTCTGTTCGTTGATTAAGTTCAATGCTTGTGCTAATTCGTTCTTCTGTTCGCTCGTTGAGAGTTTGGCTATTTTCAACTGCATTTCTAACTCGTTGATTGTAGTCAATTGATTGTTGATTGTATTCTCGAGCGTGTCGAAGTTCGTTTTCAGCGTTGCGTATTCCTGTGGTGTCAATGTTACTGGTTCGGCTGGCATAGCACCATATACCGATGAGGCAAACAATGATAAGAATAACAGGAACGCTCCAAGGATACTTCTCTGTAAAGTTTTTGAGTTTAGCATACATATATACCCCCTAGATAATACTTTCCCATGATTTAGCATAATATTTAGCTTTACCACGAATAATATCGCCACCGCTACCAGCCTCATCATTTTCATAAGCCACCCATAAATCCCAACGTTCGCACGTTGAATTAGGGCCGTATGGTTCACACGCATACCATCCGTCCATATTATCGGCTGCCTCTGCATGGGTGAGTACGCTTGAAATATCACAAGGCAATCCTAAATCTACACACAATACTGCTACTACTTGTGCTAATGTTTCAATCTGTGCATCTGTTGGTGCATATTCGCCTATATCATCAATCCATTTAGCGTTATATGCACAATCTAAAGAAATACCAACCGCACCACTATTACGCATATATGTGTGGTTCTTGTGGTCTATTAATTCACCATCAATATAAATGTTGCCATCACCATCAATATTGATATGGTAATCATCGAATTGTTGATTGTAACGGCCAGCAGTCCAATGTAAATATATTTTATTAATAAAACCTACTGCCCTACTGCAATAATCATTTAATTCATTAAGGCTTATTAATTTCATTTCTATCACTCCTTTCTGTCATGTTTGGTAATGGCGGTAATTTAGGCTGTTCTTCCAATTTATCTGGAATGCCATTTCCGTCTTTATCAATCCACAAAGCAAGGAACCCTACTAATGCGGTTAATACTGATGGAATGAATATATGATCTATAATGTTTATCCCCACATTAATCAGTTTGTTCATATCATCTGATACATACCCTTGAATGAACACCATAATATACTCAACCACCACCAACAAAATAGGTACTAGCATGGTTAGCACTAGTACCCTTGTTGCAAGAATTCCTGTAGGATGGAAGTTAGCCACCCTTACAGATTGATATGATTTTTTGATTGTGTTAATGAGATTTTGCGGTAAATTCATGGAAATCACCTCTTAACTCATCAACTCTATTTTCTATTCCATCAACACGTGTAGTTAGTTTCACGTGTTCCGTATAAGCCTTAGTGCGTTGCTCACGAGATAGCTTAATTTCCTCTTTTAGTTCTAACAGTGTCTGATTCAATGCACCCATGCGTTCAGTGAAAATCAAGTTATCTTGCATACGTTCATCACTTATGCGTGTCAGAATAGGCACAATTAAAAGGCGGTAACTTGCACCGCCTATAATTGCAACTATTGATAGTGTTGTTAAAATATCATCTAACTGGAATTGCCATGTCCACATTAATTGCCCCCGTTATCATCTTCTAAATCCATTAATTCATTATGGATACACCCCTCTGTAGGGCAAGCTCCATCTTCATTTAATGTTGCATAACACCATTCACAAAATTTCATGACAGGTACATTGCTTTTGATTTCTTCCATGATTATTTCACCGCCTTAATTTTAGCTAACATTTCCATGTTCAATTTCTTGTACTGTTCTTGCAAATCAGAAATATCACTATTAATCAATCGTCTACGTAATACCATTTGTTCTAGTGTTTCAAATCGTGAATCATAATACTTCTTAATATCTGCAATCTTCTCTGCTTTTGTTGGCTCGTATTGTGTTACAGGAATATCAGTGAACGCACCATTTACATATGCTTTGCCATTTAAAAATTCATCAAGCATAGCATCATCACCATATATATAACTATTAGCAGTAGGATACTGTTCCTTTGCTTGTTTCAGCAATTTTTCTTCTCCTACTGGTTCTAACATATTATCTACAATTGATGTAATGCGTTTTCCTTCCGCATCAAGTACATGGATATAATTATTCATATATACCTCCTATTTAATGAAAGGCTATAACAATGAATAGCACTATTAAGCACTATCCAAGAAATGTATATCTTCGCATGCACCGAAAAAGTGCATGTGTCGAAACGTTTAAAAGTTTGTACGAAAAATGGCTGCCTACTCGCATTGAGGTTGTGAGTAAATCAGCCATCGAATCATATCGCATTGCCTATGATTATATTCAATCAATTGCTAATATTCCTATTAACTTAATTAAATATTCTGATATGCAATGCGTTATTGATAATATGAGAGATAATGGTCTTTCCTATGCATCTGCCAAGAAGGTGCGTACATTACTTTCATTATTATCTAAATATGCAATTGTTAATGATATTGATATTAAAGATTACACTTCCTTCCTAAACCTTGGCCATGATGTTAGCGTATATCCCCATAAGCCATTCACTCGTCAACAAATTAACCGATTGTGGTGTCTTGATACTTCCGATACATATGGCATTTTAATACTCCTATATACAGGAATGAGATGTGGCGAATTGTTATCATTACGTAAGACAGATATTAACCTCCGAACTAGATGCCTTATAATTCGTCAATCCAAAACTGAGGCTGGCCGTAATCGTCTAATCCCTATTCATAATCGAATATTGCCAATAGTTACAACCTTATATCACAATACATCAGATAAAATATTACCTGTTTCTTATGCTCAATTTAGCAAGCAGTTTAAATCAGTAATGACGGTTATCAACTGATCCCATTCAACTCATGACTGCCGTCATACATTAGCTACTCTACTAGATAAGTATGGTGCATCACCTACTGCTATTCGTGCTATTCTTGGGCATAAACATGGTGATATAACTACAAAAGTTTATACACATAAGGAATTGCGTGAATTACGCAAGGCCATTGAGTTATTGCCCTAGAGCCAATGGGGAAGTAAGAAGAATGTTTCAATTGGAGATGGATACAATTACGATGTAATATTTCCTACGGCATATGCTAGTATATGCCTTGGCGTTTTCCCCGTATTAAAACGTAATAGTGTGGAAGGAGGCAATTATACAATCTACTATACAAATGAATCCAACACGGGGTGTAAATTAATTACTGATGAAAGTAAGTCTAGCGGTACAGCCCAAGGATTTGCTTATTTTACCATCGGTTACTAATTAGCCAATGGGGATACAAGAAAAGCGTATATGTGTATGATGGAACTACTTATCCTGTTACATTTGCTACAGCTTTTGATAATGAGTGTTTAGGCATTTGGCCATCTATAGAACATAAAACGTCATTAGGAGGTAATGAGGTATTCTATCATACTAATAAAAGCACAACAGGATTTACTCTTGTTGCTGATGCTAGTCATGCAGCTTATACTCTTGATGGTGTTGTCTATTTAGCTATTGGTAATTAAGCAGAAACACCAAACGAAAATACGCTACATTTGATATTTGGGTACTTAAATACAGTATCATTCGTGAACCATACTTTGAATTTTAATTGGTCATATTCGGTGATTAAATCCCAATCCGCATCACGTGGATTTTTGTATTCAGCCTTAGCAAAAAAGCAGGTAGAATAAGGAATTATCCAATTATGATATTGTCCATCCTCACCACTTACTCCCCATTGGATAGTGAATCCATTAGCAAATTTCACAAACCCATTATCCTCAAGTCTTTGTGCTACAATACCGCCCATTCCAAGAAGATTTTTTATATCTTTCAATGTAGCAACTGGATTTTCTTGCCAGTTAGTCGCACCAAGGATTTTGGCAATCATTGCAGTAATCGCTGGATGAGATGAAATATCTGTGTTATGAGTGGATAATTGAGTCTTTAAATTCTGAAGTAACCCACCATGTGCATTTGCATCAGTATTATGACGTTCCATTTCGCCAGCCGTGATATATGCTGCATCACTGCGTTGTACTACAACACTTGCTGCGTTATCTACTGCAATTGTTACTTCAAACACTTTAGAATTGATAGGCGTATCTTTTGCTGGGATATAATCAACAAAGTTACCACCATTAGTGTATGCGATCATAACCGCCGCACTATCATCTTCGCCAGCTAATTTAGCAAATACACCAATTTCGCGAGCATAAAAGCCATGTTCTAGGTGTTCATTGCTCAATGCAAAATCTAATTGAAACTGCCCTTCTTTAACAAATCGCCCTGGAGATGCAAAAGGCAATTCCAACAACGGATTAATTACGTTTTCCATTGTTTCTATATTTTGATTGGTTAGTTGCCCATCGCCAGTTACTACTTTGATAGGTACCAACGCTTTACCAGTCGCATTTGATTTAGCAATCAAGATACGGCCATTTTTAGTTTGAGAAATACTAGGATATTTCGCCATGTTACCCCCTAAATTCTAATAATTTCTTTAACATCAACCACACCGCCGATATATGTATTATTCGATGTGTTCAATTCATCTATGTTGACTTTTGCATCAATTCTGATGATTTCCTTAACATCAACCACACAACCGATATATACAGATTGTGATAGTCTTGTTGTGCTTTTAAACTTAATAAGTAAATTTTTAGGAATGATTGGCTCAACGTATTCCCAAACATTAAACAATAGATATTCATTGCCTGGTTTAAAATCTAGCCAATATTCGTATGCATCGCCGTTCACACTATGAGTTACTACGCCTTTACCATACTTGAAATAAAGCATTTCCTGTACTTTAGGCATAGTAAAAGGACGTTGACCGATTAATACTGAAAGTATCTCGTTTCTACGTCCTTGTGTGTCTTTTAAATTAATAGGTGTAATATCAAGTATTTTCTCCCATGCATCTAGTCCATAGTCTGATGCGGTATAGATGTATTCTTCCTTGAATATTCCGAGCATTAATTCCCATAGTATATTTAATTCTGCGTTCTCTACACGATACACTTCTTGTATATCACGAGAATCACGAGTTAATGGAACGGCAAATTGTGATATATCTATATCACGCTTAAATATTCCAAAATCTGTAATCATACAGCCACCAAATTAATCGTACCCATTACAGGGATTTGATTATCCTTCAGTTCTAGCTTTGATATATCTTGTCCGTTGATTTGAATGTGTCCAACATCGAGTACGTTTGGTAACTCAACTGTTAATGCGGTTACAATGCTAGACCGTACAGTGATAAATTGCTTTTCATCTTGTTTTGCCCACTCTTTACAACGATTAATTAAGCGCTCTTTTATGGCTGTTTCAATAGCATTTTTAATTTCTGCTACTTGATGGCCTTGCATCATAGTTACTTCAATTGTGTAATTAATAGGCACAGGTTCAGCCTTAACAACTGTTACAGTGTGTCCGATTGGTGCTAGTCCATATCCTTTGCCTTTTGGCATCGGATCTATGACATTCTCAACCTCTTTGATGAGTTCGTCATCAGCTGGCCCATAATCACTGTTTAGCACTGCCAATTTAACAGTACCGCCACCATTCCAACATCGATATACCTTAACGCCGCCAACGCCAGGAATAGCTAGCACCTTTTCTTTATAATCAGCACCATTACCACCGTAAGCTTTAGATTTCAAAGCCTCAAAATAGCGTTGACGGAATACTTCTGTTTCTTCCTCATCTTCGCCTGGTGTGATATTTTTCAAGATTTTAGCGGTAGTTAAACCATTAATACCTTGAATTGGTGTGATATCACCAGTTACAAAATTAGGGGAACGTCCAAATTGTTCACAACGCATTTTGTATTTATGCTCATCGGCATTTAATACTTCCGTTACGATGAAATTATATTCATTGTAATTAAACCTTGAACCAATCGGCACATCCATGTTAAATTGTGCCTCAAATTCCCCTTGTGTAGCTGGCTCTGGGTAGATATTAAATTCAGCTGCACGCAGAATTAAGAATTCTCTATCAGCAGTTCTTGCAAACGCTTGTTTTAAAATAACATCGGCCAAGATATAGAGTTCCGCAAATTCGATACTAGCTGGAGCAGTAGCATCATATATTACGCTACCCTCACGGCGGTCGAATTCGTCCTTTACTCTGTCAAGCATTCGCTTTTCTATCCTGTCAGCCGTCATATGCTCATACAATACCGCTCACCCCTTTCTTAATTCCTTGCAATGTACCATATATAGTATCAACATCAAATTCAGTCATGACATCACCGCCATTATTACTAAATTCAAAATTGTATACCTTTGTTATTCTATCGTCATTCAGTAAAGCCTCTTCTATGCGACGTTGTAATTCAGCGTACACATACGGAATAGGTTGTCCGAATAAATCTTGTAATTCAATACCATAATTCCAGCTGTAAATAATGTATTGATACCGCTCTGTGTTAATAATTTTATAAATTGCTTGCTCCATTGCTCGCAACTTATCGGCATAGCCTCTTATTTGGCTATCCGTCCGAAAATCAACATCATATGTATGCGATGGTTCTATATAATTTACAGTATCAGGAATTAAAGCATCATTACTTTGTTTAGGTAATAGTAAATTTTCCGCCATTACTTAGTTGTACACCCCCTATTTGGGTTATACCAACGGTCTAATGCTATATAGCGTTGTCCGCCAGTTTCCTTTAACATGATGACCTTATCACCCATTACTAATTGATTATGTACTAGAAATTTCTTTCTTCCTGTGTAATCGTGGTTATGACTGGCATATTCAGCCATACCACCGCCACCTGCTCTATTTTCTGTTACATGGTCTACACTCATTTCAATAGTCCATTCACAGGTATTTTTAGTAAGAATGATATTACCTTCTGGAATAGTTAGATTAGGGTCTATTTTAATGGCAAGTGGAGATACACTCACCACTTCACCAACGATTACTTCCATGGGTTCGCCATTTTGAATAACTGTACTAGCTATTTCCTTTATGGTACTAACCATTTTCATATATTCGCTATCCATTATGACGCCCCCATTCTAATAATCTTAGTTGGTGCCTCATCATCGTGCCATGCATAATTTGCGTTGCCGTATTTCATAGCATAGCCACGACTTGACGAATTACCAAAGCATCCACCAGCACCATCAGCAATTACCACATGATCATCATCGCCATAAATCAACAAATCGCCTTTGTTAGCATAGCCGTTAAATTGTTCAGTAACATACCCTTTAGCCTCAAGGTTTTGGCGAAGTGTAGGAACAGATGCAGTACCTTTATCGTACTCAGCTTTTAAATCAGAATTGTACCATGAACCAGTCGCACATACTGTATCAGCACACCCAACACTACCATATTGAGATACACGGCCGTCATTTGCACTAAATGCAGTATCGACTTGTCCAGCAGTACCACCAGCACCAGTAGTAACACCGCCACTTGAACGTGTTTTCTTACTAGCTTCTATCTTCTTAACTGCCTCAGCATCTTCATCTTTTGCTACTTCATATGTTGCATCATTTTCAACGTATCGCAAATCTAAATCCATTCCGTGAAATCCTGTTTTAAACGTATGAGTAACAGATGTTACCATCATATAATTATTAACAATCATATCGCCAAAGTTTCGATTGATATACACCAACGAACCACCACGCACACGCACATCACCAATGACATTTTTTAACTTAATTTCACGGCTCTTTTTGTTTTTATGGGCCATAATTGCCTTGGCTTGTGCTACTGCGTTGATGTCTTTCTCTTTAGGAATGAGTAGATATTGCAATCTGCCCCATTTTTCGATGGTTTTATCGTCCTTAGCTATAAATGTATTCTCTAACTTGCTTGATGCACCATTCGGAACAGTACGCACGATTTTTACATAGTTGTATGTATCTTTATCAATGGAAGTAGTATATTGCACATCTTCCATACATTCATCATCGATGTATATGTCTGTTTTCATGGTTTCAAACGATGCTAATCGTAATTCACCAGCATCATCATACAAGTGATAGAATGCATGGTTAGGTGTGTATATAGCCGTTTTATCAAGCAATTGACATATCATTTCTTGTAATGACTTATCTTTGAATATAGTTTGAGGTTTTTCAGGTGTTTTCCAAACAGTATCGTCCATATAACCGCATTTCAATCCAAAGTCCTCAGCTACCATTTTGATAAACTCAGTAGCAGTCATTGCACCAATAACATAGCAATCTTTATTTTTTAAGTAACGTAATTGATCATAGCAAGTAACCGATATAGTATTCTTGCCATCACGCTGCTTTTCAAATATAAACCCATAGAATACAGCACCACCATTTAAGGTGAATTTAACAGTATCCCCTTCTTCAAAATTGAGATTAGGGTCTTTAGGCACTTTAAACGTCATTTTACTAGGAACGCAATCAACGGCCCTAGTAATCTGAACATCGTCTTGTGGTTCAATTAGCCATAAATCACCAGTGCTTTTATTTCTGATAGTCAATTCATAGTGTAATTGTACAGGCATAGGAATGGGAGTGATAACGCCATTTATTTGAGATTTTTCAACAGTTTTGTTTTCTGTTTTCTTTTCTTCTACAGCCATTCGTTATTACCTTCTCGTTTCAGTTGGATGACTTGACCTACACCTAAGATGGCTGGTACGGCTATTTTGTTAAGTGCAGCAATTTGGAATAGGTTTTCAGTATTCCCTAATTGCTTTTTAACTATTTGTTGCAGTGTTTGACCTCGTGATACTTTAGCCGTAGATGCTACCGCCTTATTATCCGTTGGTCTATCCTGTTTCACACTACCTTTAGCCGTGCCATCTTTATCAGTTTTCACTTCAATGCGTTTCGCACCCCAATCTCTCCATTGTTTCAAGGATATATTAGCGTACGAATCAAAGCCGTTATCCGCATCTTCATCGATGCTGTAATTTTCAAGTGTGCATTTCATGTTAGTCATAGCCAGCATTTGTCCGCCTGGTTTCATTCTTACTACGATAAATTGAAATCTTGTTTTAGTAGTTTTCAGCTTTTCAAGTTCATCAATGTAATATTTAGCCTTCTTAGACTTAAACAGCATCGATTCATTGAATGGATAGTCTGAGTTAGGTAATAGGAATTTAAAGGCAATATCAGTAAGTCCAGCAGGCTTGATGATATTTACTTCCCCTTTGCCTAATAGATCAATAGTTTCATTCTTACCATTAATAGTAGTGGTTAATTCCTTAGGGGGAATCGGTATTTGCATTGTTCCTAAATAGAAATAGTACATTTATATCCCCTCTCTTTGAATCGTAAACGCATCTTTTAACCCTTTGGCAATTTGGCTAGTGAATCCATCTAAATCAGTGCCATTGTTAATTTCCACATCGTTATTCATTTGAATATGGATAACATTGGCATCTTGCCATTTCTTCAATGACTTATCGATAGCACTTTCACGCAAGGCCTTGATTTCCTCGTTTGTCATGTCAATTGATTTAGCGATTTTGCCTGTGTTCTTAGCCGTTTTACCTGTATTTTTCTTGGTCTTATTCGCTGCATCATGGTCTGAACCTGGTGTAAGTTTGCTAGGGTCAAACTCTTTAGGAGTTTGAACACCTTTCATGTTAGGCATTAGATTTTCTAAGCTTAAATTAGCACCTACATCGTAGCCGTTCATTGCTGCACCAGTAATGCTAGAATAATCCATCTTATTCATAACAGTGGTTTCACCGCCTGCCACTTCAAAGCGTTTAAGCATACCAGTTGAATCGCCAACTTCTTCGATTTTGACACCTGGTATTTTATTAATTGCACCGATAATGTCATTAATACGAGCTTTAATAAAACTCCAAATACCATTCCAAATATCTACGAACAAATTACCAACTGCTGCTAATGGGTCTTTAAATACATTAGCCAAGAAATTAACAAATGCCGCAATGATATTCCAACCAAGAGCGAACACATTATAAATAACTGAGCCGAACGCATAGAATGCACCAACTACAATGCCAAGCACACTGATATTTGTATCACAAAAATAGTTGATGACCTCAACTGCAAGGAAGAATACCGCAATCACTGCTACTATTAAGCCAATTATCCATGTTAAAGGGCACGCATATAATGCTGCGTTCAATCCTTCTTGTGCTACTATCATTGCCAAGATAGCTGCCGTTTCTACCCAATCAGCGGCCGCTTTAACCGCCATAGCACCAGCTGCAATTACAGTTCTAACTGCTGCGATACCAGCTTGAACAGCGTAATACGAAAGCACACCACCCAATACAATCATTGCCAAATACATGATAGATGAGTGTTGACGAATAAAGTTAGACAACGTGTTAAACGCCCATATAGACGTGTTAATTGTTTCACCAACCACACCTACGAGCCAATAGAATACAGGTGCTACCATTTGAATGGCCCCTGTTACATTGTCTACTAACTCCCTAATACCTTCACTATTTGCTAGGTCTGATATTCGTTGGAACACAGGTTCAAACGCTTGAATTGCTTTGTTCTTGATTGATTGCATATGATCGCCCCAAGTTTTCGGTAACGATTCAAACTGCTTTTCAATCTCAGGCATATTATTCATGATAGCGTTCTTAATTACATCAGCGGTAATTTTCCCTTCTGATGCTAATTTCTTAAGTTCGCCACGAGATACGCCCATAGATTTAGCAATGATATTTTCAATCATAGGAGCATTTTCTGCGATAGAACGGAATTCATCACCCTGTAATTGTCCACTTGCTAAACCTTGTGTTAATTGGAGCATGGCGTTCTTTTGTGCCTCTTTTGATGCACCGCCAATGGCGAATACCTTTTGAATACCTTCCATGAATTCTACGGCTTTTCGAGGGTCAGGGAATGCATCATGTGCCGATTGCGATACTTGAATAACCGCATCAGCCATTTCCATGTATCCACCTCTTGCACGTTGAGCAGATTCAAATATCTGTTTATTCAAGTAGATAGCGTTCTCTTGACTGCCAGCCACTAACTTCAATCTAGCTTGTACACTTGCCCATTCTGTGGCCGTATCTGTGATTGAATTTACCGCCCCTTTAATCATTCCTACGCCGTTCATGACTGCGTTGGCCAATAAGTTACCAGCAAAGCTATTCATGATACCGCCAAGGCTTGCTTTTAGCGTTTCACTAGCGTTAGATACACCATTCATTTTATTGTGCAGTGTACTCATGGATTGATAGGCTTTTGTAGTTGCATTTGCGGCTGCGTTCATTGCGTTAGGAATATTAGTTGATAGGCTTATATAATTTGAAAGTGTAGCCATTCATTACCCCCTCTTCGCTTTATCCAACTCAGCTTGTTCATCTTTTGCGTGTTGTTGAATAAAAGCAATTACTACCGCTTTTTCATTTATACTCATTTCCGCAAAAACAGAGGGTCGCATATGGTATTTAACAAATGCCAAATATGCGAACACAGTTTCCGTTTCATTGGAATCTAGGAGTTTTTTACTTCTTTTACCTTATCTTTCATGCCAGCATCGTAGCCTTGTGCCTCAGTTGCTGCAGCTAAAAGGTCAGCATATTCACCTGGTGTGAGCATTGCTTTTACAAGTTCAACAGGTTCAGTTACACCCCAACTATCTTGCAATTCCGCATCATACAAATTAGGGTATGTGATTGCTTTAGAAATCAATTCTTCATTGTATGCAGTCATATCAAAACGTTCTTCTGTTTGACGTGTGATGCGGTCCGTAATGCGTTTAGTATATTTCTTACGCATCTTTTCGGTTTCATCAGTAGCCAATGTTTTGATTTTCCACGCAATAGGCTCGCCATTAGCACCTTTAATACGTTTAGATGCCACATATTCCGTTTCATTGACTACTTCAACATTCTGTTTTAAAAATGCACTTAAATTTTCAGCCATTGTAAATTTCTCCTATATAAAAAAGGGAGCAAGCACTAGGCTTGCATCCCATCTAATTCATCAAAATGTTCAACATATTTAACACCTTCATAAGTGAAATTATGTTCTTGTTCGATATATTTGCCGTCAGCATCGAATTCTGCTGCCGTTAATTCATCAAGGTTTACGCCTTTAAGAATTACGGAACGTCTACCAGCTTTAGAAGTCGGATCATGATTGACTATTTGCATGTCAAAGTATGTATCCACACCTGTTTTCAAGTATTTTTCAACCATTTTGTCAAATAAAGCTGTGTTATGGTAAATTGTCAAACTACCGTTATATTCAACGGAAGTAGATTTATTACCAGCACCAATACGGCCTAAAATAGCCACTTTTTCTTTATTTTTCTTAATTTTTGCAGTAAGTTTTTTTGCTTGGAACAGCAAATATCTATTACCGCCAGTTACGATATAGCAAGATGCCAATTTGGAAGAAACTACATCGCCAGCCTCCATCGTTTTCAAAGCATCTAAAATTTCATCTGCCATGTGTTACCTCCTACGCTACTACTACAGTCATGTACAATTTTTCCATTGCCACTGTTGGTTGTAATTGTACATTAACCAATACATCTTCTTTGTTATCGCCTTGTGTTGGCACTGGGATGTCCTTATCATCAAAGTTTTGGATAGCACGTACCTTTTGATATTGTTCAGCAAGGTATACCAAATCACCCCATAAGGATTCACGGCCAGCTTGGTCATTAGGGGATTTATCAAGGTGTGTTTTATTAAACAATCTAGCACTATCAATCGCCCAATTATCAAGCACACGAATAACTTGATTGAATGAGAAGTCTCGGTTTTTAGCTTTGCTAAATTCTGTGAATGTGTTGATATCTTTCAATACACGCACATCACCTTGGATATTGCCACCTACCGCATCAGTTACACTATGGAACATAAACATGCCATCTTTAATTGCTTGTTCAAGTTCATATTGTTTGTATTTAACATTTACAGTATATTCGCCGTCATAGATCATATTGCCTACTGTTGCGTTGATATTACAAGATGCCTCTTGTCCTAATGTCCAGTAAACCAAGGAACCTTTTTCAGCACCTTCATCGGTTACATCGTTAAGGATAGAGATAACACCTTCATAATTCACTTTTTGTTTACCATGAATAACCAATTGGAATTTAGCACCACTTTGTTCACGGCAACGTTTTGTAAATGCAATAAGTAAATTCTTAACAGTATCATCAGCACCAGCATAACCGATTGTATTAAAGTAGTAAGGTTCAAGCATATCAAGGCCGTCTTGATAGTTTTGAACAGTTACCGCACTGCCATTCGTACCACCAGTCAATGTAGCATATGCACTAGCAGTCAATGCACCTGTTTTAGTAAAGATAATGTAATCATTGTCTTTCAATTCAGTTGCATCTTTCAAATTCTTTTGAGTGTCTACTACTTTGCGAACATCACCAGTAGTAAGGTATGTATTCACAATGAATTTACCGCTATTATCTGGGTCGGCTTGTACAGATACACCCAAATCATTACCACGGATGCCCTTGTATTTAGCTTTACCGATAGTACCAGTTGCCTGAGCACCATCAGAATTTAAGCGGTAGAAATAGCCAGTTTTTAAGCCACGGAACAAATCACGCAAGCCTTTCATTTTTTCGTGGCCATAATCATAACCAAAATACTTTTGACATTCTTTTTGGAAAGTATCATTATCTACACGGAACACTTCACCGCTAGGGCCCCAATCAAAGGCAAGCATCATAGCACCAAACCCACGGTCTGATACTTCCGCATATGCTCGGTCTTTAGATACGAAATTAATATAAGTACCTGGCAATACTTTATTATGGAATAAGAATGTGCCACCACCTAATGCCATATTTCACTAACCTTTCACAGGCGTTTTTAATGCCTGATTTAAAATTCTATCAATATCACTATGTGTATACATCACATCTTCATCCAATAGACATGTGAGCAAATCACGATATCGTCTATATTTATCAGATGCAACGATTGTATACGCATCAAATTGTTGTTCGGCCATTACAGGCGTTTCAACTGTTTCAATCTCTGCCATCTTTTACCCTTTCTGTTAATTCCATGTGTTTCATGCGTTCGATTGGCTTAGATACACTTCGTAAGATATTTTCATACGTTACGAAAAAGTGTAATACACCATCTGACACTTTGTATTTCATACCAGTTCCCATAATCGTACGTTCCCCAACTGGTACGAATTCAAGTAACTGATACAACACACTCGGAATTTCTAATAATTTTCTTGTATCTGTAACCACATCAAGATTATTGGCGTAATACATGATGTCTAAATCCAACGAGGTGTTATATAGCGTTCCAACATGTCTGCTCATACTAGGTTCAATGACCTTGATATAAGCACACGGGAATGTCATATTATTCTCTTTGAATTCTAGGTATATAGGCACATTCAAGGCCTTATGTACAGTCTTAGATACGGCCGTTAATATATCAGTATCCACCATGATCTTTAACCCATTTCTTTAATGTAATCTCCATAATACGTTTAGCGTTTTTATTGACTACCTTCTCAGCTTTCTCGTGCATGTACGCACCATCTACCCAAGGTTTTTTCAATCTGCCACCTTGTATTACACCGCCTTTAGATTGACCTATCCACGGAAGAAATCTCCCAACCTCTTGCCTATGGCCATCGTTTAGGAACGATGCATATGATGATGTGTTAAATACCTCAACTTTACCGCTTTGATTGTTCAATTGATATTTACCAACACTCCATGATTGGCGTGTATGTTCGCTATCAAAGTATTTTGTCTGTATCTTTCCATGCTGCATGAATTTTACTGACCTTTTACCAACTGGCGTATTCAACTTTGCCTCACGCACATACACACTTGCCATGTTTTCAACCACTTTTTTATTGAACGCTTGAATATTCCCTGATTGACTTAGTTTTATTAAACTATCTTTAAAATCAGTAAAATCTTTTAGGTCAAAATTTACACCCATATCAATGCACCTCTAAATTTTCAAGTTGCACCTCTTGATGAGTGTCATATCGTGCAGAAATCGAGGCACTGCGAAAAAATTGTTTCGTATTTCGCCCTGTAACGGCTATTCGTGAGCCTTTTGGTATGATTACACTAGGCGAACAGAAAAGGCTCGTATACTGCGTAAATTTGGGTATTTCAGCCACATTGGCAATATTCGATATTTTATATGACAATCTGCAAGGGTATGGGCCGTCAATTTTGGTTGATTTTGCCATTACCCCTGTTTCTTCGTCCATTTGGTCGATTTCGGTTTCAATCGTACATTCGCAATCGTAAAGTTTTTCGATTTGCTTTGTATACTTTGCTACCATTTCAGCCGTCGGAAACATGTCAATTCACCCTCTCCATAATTTACGAATGTTAGAGCCATTTCTTTCAATCTATCCTCTGCACCTTTGCCGCTGAAATTAACTTGAGTATCACCCATTTTAATTTGTGTAGGCACATCGAGGTTTTCAGCACCAACCAACGCAACAATATTAGTCTGTAAATACGCTCCAACCACTCGATACACTATTACATGTTCGAGTTCAGTCGGTAGCGTTTCACAGTTGATAATATTGAGTACTCGTTGAGTTTCTGCACTGATTAGGTATTCAAGAATAGGTGTGTCAGTATCAACGCTTTTATTCGTTATTTTCAGAATTAGATTCAGAATTTTTTCCAGCATCCTTCACCAATCCTTTACCTTTCGTATTTTCATCTACGTTAGGATTTTCACCTGTGTTCGTATTTTCATCTACGTTAGGATTTTCACCTGTGTTCGTATTTTCATCTACGTTAGGATTCGATACTTTGTGGTATCGTCTTAATAACATTCCCATAATTTCACCTACTATTTTTTGAATGTTGCTTTTACAACTTTGGATTTATTAGTTAATGCAGCAATATAATGTTCAGTAACCGTAATAACGTTTGTACGTTTCAATATATCGCGATCAGTTTCTACTACTGCGTCACGTTTCATAAAAATTGTTACTGCTGGAAGTGCTGGAATGCCATCTTCTGCTTCTGGTGATACTTGAACGATATAATTGTCAAAGTTGCCAACGTTTTCTACAATTTTGCGAGACACAACAACGTTACAACCAGCGATTTTGCCGAGTACACCACTAGCCATTACATCGTTGCCGTATTTGTTTTTGTCGATAAAGTTAGGGTCTTTACGTAATGTTGCCTCTTGTTCTGGGGAAATAAATAAATATTTCACCACACCTTCTTGTTCTTCATTAAATTTAGCAACCGCATCAACAATGCCATTGTAAGAGATTGCACTTGTAGAAGTAGAAGTAAGTGTAGCACCACTTAATGCAGCCAATACATCATTATCAACTTTAGATGCAATAGACATGGATAATTGTTGAGCAGCTGCACCAACTGGGTCGCCCAAACCTGTAAGGATGGCTTTATCAGTCAATTCCACTCCTTTGCCAGCCTCTTTGATTTTGTAATCATCGTGAGATGCAGTCATTTGTTCTGTATCCATTGCAGTACCTTCTGTAAGGTCTACCGCATCACCGATATAGCCCCATACTGGTACTGTTACGCTTTCACCTGGTTGACCTACCAAAGTGTTATCGAATTTTGCGATTTGTGTAAATTTAATTGCTTTAGGCAAGGCAGCGGACACCATGTCAGCCATCACTTGCGGTTTAATCATGTTGGTAGAAGTAGTAACGCCTGTTGCAAAGCATTGCAAATCAAATGTGAATTTTTGTTTACTCATATTTTTATTCTCCTTTTGATAATTGGTTGTAGAGTTCTTGATTTTCATCGTAAAGTTTCGAGCGTTCAGCATAGTTCATCTTGGCAAATTCCTTAGATGTAATCGTAGGTGTGCTATGCTTACCGCCCTCATTGCCAGCTGGTGTGCCTGTTGGTTTTGTATTTTCGCCAAATAAAAAAGGGTTCTCTTTCATGACCGCATCTAATTGGTCTTTGAGCCCCTTAATTTCGCCGTTTTCAATTTTTGCATCGTTTAGATCTAACAAAGCACGCACAGCCTTATTGTTCTTAGATTTGACACCACTCAATGCCGTATTAACGATGTTATCGATTTCCATGCTTTTGATTTTCGCCTCGTATTCAGTGGTTCTTTTGTCTGAATCGGCTTTCAATGCATCAATTTGTTTCTTTAATTCATCGTTGTTAGCATTGGCCTTTTGAAGGTTATCAATTTCACCACGTACCTTTGATAATTCCCCCTCTACCGATTTGAGCTTGTCATTTTTCGCATTGAATTGGTCTTTAGACACGTAATTCTTGCCGTAATCTTCCACCACTTTGTCCGCTACTTCTTCACTCAAACCTAACTTCATTAATTCGTCTTTAGTCATATTGACCCCCTTATTACAAATACCCATTTCGCTTTATTATCGTGAGCCACACCTCACAATTACGGTCTTGTTAGTTATCGTCCAACAATACTAAAATGACAATTAAAAAAGCAGCCGTTAAGCTGCTTGTTAATCAATATATTTCTTTTCCCATTCTTCATAGGTAATAGCACCATCAACATCGATGCTTTTATCATCTTTATTTCTTCCTGTTCGTGTTTCACCATCTAACCCCTCTATATAAGGGATAGTAGTAGAACGGCAATAACAATGGAATGGTGGAACAGTAACGCCAGGTTTAGCATCCACACGCCTAACAATCTTTCTATCCATTCGCCTACAAATCGGCGATGTATGACTATCTAGCGTGGCTAGTATCTCCAACTTATCCACATCGAGTTCTGACATGCTATCAAGAAAACCCTGTTCATGTACTCGTGCCGTTTCTGTTTCTACTAGCCGTTTAGCGTTGCTGTACGATGTTTTCATTCGCTTGCTTAGGTTATCCGCCATAGTGTCAGCACCTTGGCCAATCATCAACGCTTGCGTGAAATCATTCTGCAAGTTAGCTACTAGCTTGACCTTATCAGTCCATATGCGACTGCTGAAATCTTGGCCGTCATTTGCCCATTGGCTATTTACAACGCTATCCACACGCTTACCATCAATGCTATTAATCATTGAGTACGTGCCTCGTTGCGTTTGTGCAGTATAGGCACTCTTATATACAGATGATCTATACACATCATTAAGCATATTCTTAACAGATACATTCTGACTATGTGCCATGACTTCTATTTCATGCACCATATTGATATACAGCATCTGCTCACGGCTTAACCGCTCACGAATGGATGCATTAGATAGCATTTGTTGATGTTCTTTAGACATTCCGAATTGTTTTGCCTCTTTTTCAAACTCTTTCAAGTCCATCTTAAAGGCTTTCATTTCGTACTTATCAAGTAGCTTTCGTGCCTCTTGCAAGGTAATGCCGTTTTCATTAGCAAATCTACGATACCAATCGTTGATAGCCTTCTCCATTCGCCTTAATGCTCGTGCATACTGCTGTTTGATTTCATCATCTGTAAGCGTTGCCTTTTGAAATGATTCATCTAGGATGCGTTCATATCGCTTTTGCCAGTAATCATTCGCCATGTTCCTCACCACCATTAGGAATTACAAAGTCAGGCACTAATTCAGCCTGTTCTTTCTTTAGTCGCTCTAATTCCTCATTAGTGTCTAATGTCCATGGATGATTAGATACGATTGTTTCATTGGAGATAATGCCTACACTATTACGGCAATTATTGATGATTTCGCCCTCATTGACTGGAGTAAGTTTATTAAATATAAATTCCACATCATCAAGTGCGTTACTACCTAGAATGTTATAGTACTGCCCGATAAACTCTAGCATCTTCTCAAATGATGCTTGGAATTCTACTTCAAGTTGGTTACTATCTAAGTCAATATCAGAGTACATGCTCATAATGTTCATCTGATTTGGATTGTTGGCCATTCTATCGTCTTTCGCATCAAATCCACGGCCATTTTTTATAATTGCCGTTTTCAATGCATGGATAATGAATTGAAAGTTAGCTGTATTCACCTCAATATGCAAGGTTTCAACACCGCCATCACCATTGACAGTATTAATCTTGACTGCCCCATACTGTGCTAGCTTTTGTCTAAAGTCTGCCAGGTCTGTGCCGTCATAGTTCTTCAATACAAGAATAGTATTCCGACTATCTTCCATCATGTTATCTGCAAGCATCGAATACATATCATTCAATGCATCTTGTAAGCACTTAACACGATTGATAATAGGTTGTTCTATATGATTGCCCTTGAAACAGATTAAAGGTACTTGACCCCAATCATAAAATACGTTGCCAGCATTAATATAGCGTTGCTCGTCCTTTTTTTGATTGATGTACAAGTTTTGATTTTGATAGGTGTAATACTTTACTTTATCTTTTGTGTAAAACTCTACAAAGGTTACTGTCTGATTGGCACCGAGCGGAGTATACACTTCCATATCGTACATATAGACAAATGCATCTAACTGTGTATGATCATCATCACGCCAAAACGGAAGAATGTTTTCAGGTTTTAAACGTTTAAATGCTATATCACCATTTTCATTGATATATGGATACAAGTACCCTTTACCAGCTATCTGCGAATCACTGCACACGTTTAATAGCGTACGTTGAAATTTACGATTAAATATATCAGTGATGCGGTCATCTTCCGTCTTAATTTCAAGCGGTTTACCAAGCATATAATTGACTTTTTGGTCTACCAAATCATCTATCTGATTATCAATAATCTTGTAATTCGGTAGGTTTTCAAGCTCCAGCAACTTGCCATTTTCAATAATAGTAGTCCGCTTTTTATTCAAAACATCATGCTCACCTTTGTAGTATCGTCTACCAGTCAGCATATCTTTTCTATCTTTACCGCTTAAGAATTTTCGTATTTCACTTTGCAAGAATTCACGTTCGGAGATGCCACTATTCCCCTCTATGATTGCTTGCCACATTTCATTAGTTGTTAGCATTGTACCCCCTTACCAGCTAAATCTTGCACCATCCATAATTTCACGTAAGCCATAACGCACCGCATCAATGGTATGGTCATTGTGCTTAGGATAACTAGAAATAAAATTACCATCTTTATCTTGTGCGAATTCGTAAGACATAAACTCACGATATGCGTTAGGGCAACGCTTTTTATCAATGTAAATCTTCGCCCTATCTGATAGCCATTTAATACTAAAATCACGGCTATCTGGCCCTTTACGCACTGGATAGGCTCTTATACCTAATTCTGTGAATTCTGCTATTGATTTAGGTTCAGCACTATCACAATATACAGGCCTATCTCCCACTTTATCCTTGATGAGGTTCACGGCTTTCTTATTAGTTAATTTAGTGCCATATACTTCATCGTAGATATAAATGGTATCGTGCTTTTCATCGTAGTTCATTTTCATGTATACGAATGGGTCAGTAGCAAAACCAAAGTCAATGCCATGGAATACATTATCAAATGTATCTATGAGTTCATCCGTGATGTCTAATTCCTCAACATTAGGGAATACATCGCCACCTGTACCAGTTACTTCGCCCATATATTCATGTGCGTACAGGTCAGGCCGTGCCTCTTTTAACTTTTCGGCTTCATTTACGAATTGTTGCCCTAACCACTCCACAGGAACCATAGTGTAATCACTTTTGATTACCATTCTATCTGCATCATCTGTTAGTTGTTCTACGTTCACCCAATTATCACGGCTCTTAGGCGGATTAAACGAATAAAAACACCAGTACTTATCACCACCACGTAATAAGGACTGGTTTATGTTACGAATTTCATTCATGCCTGCAAATTGGTCAAGTTCTTCAAACCACGCTATACCGACATACCCAAATGGTAATTTAATTGACTTTACTTTTTGTGGATCATCAACACCCAGGAATAGTATCCGTTGCCCTGTTGGATTGTATATAATCTCTAGCGGTGATTTTTTGAAAGTAAACTTATCAGATACACCCAACTTCTCTATGCACCACTCTATTTGAGCGTATACTGAGTTTTTCAACGTCTGCCCTACCTTACGTAAGACAACCGCATGACAATCTTTGTTATTCATCAAGGTGTCTACTACTTCAATACCAACAAATGACGATTTAGTACTACCACGGCCACCAGTCAACCAATAATGCGTGTGTCTGTGCCGTTTAATATCAGCACTTACCACGTCATAATGCGGAATAATAACCTCAGTCAAATCAACACGCTTGAATGTGTCTTGTGTTGGCTCTTCATTATCTGTAAGTCCGCCAGAGACATTCAATACGAATTCAGCCGCCTTATTATCCCCATTGATTGCATTTACTACTTGTTTCAACACAATAGCCGTCTGTGCGGTTATATTTAACCCCTTAGCACTTGCAAGGCTTTTTATTTTCTCGTCTACTTGACCATCTTTTAACGGAGTATCAAGTAATGTATTAGTTATTTCCTTCCATGTGCGTCTTTTCTTTTTTGCTTTAGCACTAGCAATGCCACCGAGTGAACCAAGCCGTTGACGTTCCTCTCTCGGTAACTTGCCTATATTTCTTAGGTTTTGTTCGTTAGCTACTTGATTCACCCCCTCTTCGTGCTGCACTCGTGGTTAATGGTTATAAATTACCTGTTTTGATAAAATTCGCTATCCTTGCTGCATGCTCATGAGTTGCTGGCCCATAATAACGCGGACTGTGTTTAAATGTTCCATCAGATTGCAATTCCAAGGCCGTTTTCTTTAAACCATTGATAAAATATGTATTCGGCTTTTTGGCCCATTGTTTAACCTTGCCACTATCAATTAAACTTTGAGCGGATTTAGAGATTTTCACCTTTTTATTACTCTTCATGGTGCTTTCAAGATTTGATACTTTATTTTTCCATGATTTTATAGTAGCTTTTGTTCTTCTTATGGTTACTTTACCACTATCCAAATCTCTCAAGAATGCTTTTACCTGTTTGATGTTTCGTGTGGTAATATTCAAATTTCCTTTATAGTCGAATAGACTACCTCTAGCGTTATCACGTTGTATTTGACGTTCTATAACTTGTTTTTGTTTTTCTATTTTCTCTTGCAAGTTCTTTAATCTAGCGTTTTCTTTATCCGCTCTATTTTTTTCTGCTCTGCCTTGTGCTTTTTCAATGTGCCATACTTGGCCTTGTCTTGCTCTCATATTGTTTACATGCTCATTGAACCTAGAATCAAACTCAGCTTGTAATGCTGCAAGTTTCGCCTTGCTTTTCTTCGTGCCTTTGCTTTCTTGTCCGCTACCTGTTAGCGAATATCCAGCACCTCTACCGCCCATATACTCACCCTTTCATTTTGTCAGTTACTGCATTGCTGATATATGTTACATCGCAATCGAATGTATACCCAATATCACCGCCATATATGATTACGTTATGCGGTTTAACTACTTTCATGCATTCGTCCATACCTTTTACCCATATATCAAATGCATCTTTGTTTCTTTTAACGCCTATTGTTGATACTGCTATTGTTCCGCCTGTTGGTAATCCATCAAAGGCGAAATCATAGCTATCTGTACCAGCCCATGACACAGTAGGGATAACAGTGCATCCATAATCCTGCATCATCTGACCGATTAAGCGACTTCTATATGTATTCCATATCATCATCGCTATTGGCATGTTCATGTATAAGCTAAAATCAGGCGTTAATACACAATCATAATCTGCAAGCATGGTACAGTAATCTTCTGGACTGTTCCATACTCTTTCAAATTGATAATCATCAAGGAAGAAATGAACCCCTACGCCATCTTGTGGCGGTGTACTTTTACAATAATTAAACCCCATTAATGACTTGGGCGTGTGTATCACCTTATCCAGTGTAGGTATGTCATATATCCCTGTACATCTGTTTTCATCAAAATCATACAAGTTATATGCATTAGCCGTCCGTTCTCGCTCGTTTTCCTTTTGCGGTAGTTCTATTTCAACTGTGTCTACTGGGTCAGCAATTTCAAATCCAAAATCCGACATATCAAAATCAAATATTTCATTCATCTCTAATGACAAAATGCCTTTATCCCATTTAGATACCTCGGCTACTTTGTTATCCGCCAATCTGTACGCTTTTATTTGTTGGTCTGTTAGATCATCAGCAATAATACAAGGCACTTCCTCAATACCTAATGCATGTGCTGCCTTATATCTAGTATGACCGCACACAATCACATTGTTCTTATCAATGACAATCGGCACTTTAAACCCAAACTGTTCAATTGATTTGGCTACTAACGGAACGGCTTTATCGTTCTTGCGTGCGTTCTTATCATATGGAGTTAGTTCATGTATGCTTTTCGTTACAATTTCCATTATTTAAGAACCTCACCGCCTTTCCGTTTTAACTTACCTTTATCCTTGCGACATATTCCGCAATGTGGCTTACAGGAATGTTTAGCCGTTATGTATGTTTAGCACAAGCCATTGTATTCGATTACATCAGCAGTGCATATTCCGTATTTATCGTTGTTCAAGCAATGCTTTCTATCGCAATGTACCTGTGTCATTTTAGTCCTTTCTGATAATTTTATACAAAAAACGAGATATATCAGCGTTGATATATCTCATTATGTTATAGTTTTATTCATTTGTAGTGTATATTTAAAACCAAAGTTATACAGTTAGATACGTTCTAACACGAGTTAATGAATTGTAATCATGTTATTCACTAGCTATAACACGTTATTCTCGGTTTCTTAGTGGAAACATATATAACTCCAGTTTTCAATATACACTCTCTAAACTGATACTGCTTTATTTTATGAATAATTTGGAGGATTAACTCATGAAATCGTATAGTAGTTTGCATCTTTTGAAAGGAAAGGAGTGCAGTATCAGTTTACAAAGTGCAATTGTAGAGGTGCGGTGCAGTTAGAAATAATGTATTTACGCTCTAATGACGATTTTACCGAAGTACAATTTTCAATAAAATAAATATAAGTATTTTCCGCACCTCAATTGCTATTAAGTTTTTTTGCAACACCTAGTGTTATGAAGGGTATAAGATTACTGCCCGTGTTTGTAACCTTACACTTTATATTCTACTATATGTTGACTTGGACTTATACGGACATTTGCGGACATTTGCGGACATTTGCGGACAACTTTTCGCCACATTCAATCAATGCTCGTTGTTTATATCGTTTCGCCTGTTTAGCCGAGTAATTCCCAATCATTTTGTATGCATCTTCTGTTGTGGTATTCAAGATGTACTCATATCTGAGAATTACCGCCCCTAGTTTTTCATCAAGGCTGTCAATCAATGTGATCGCATCGCATTTTAATTCCGCTAATCGTTCAATCTCCTTGTTCCGTTGTTCCGTTGTATCAATGAATTTCGCTATACTGCCCTCTAACCCTTGCGGAATACCACCGCCTGATACTCTATCCTTTGAGTAATCAATAGCACCTATCGAGGTTATATTGCCCCGTAACTGCTCTATTTCTTCCTTGATAGATGCTATTTGTACATCTACCAGTTTTACAGGTTGAAGGTGTTCAATAGCTATATTGATTAATTCCTGTTCGCTCAAATATAAATCACCTCAATCTTTAAATGCACCATTAATGGCTAATATATAAACCAATACACTCCATGCTATAAATATAATTGCATTTGCGTAACCATTGTTTGTATTACCCATAGCAACTACCAAGCAAAAGAACATAAACCATATCATATGTTTATACCTCTGCTAGTTTTGCGTATGGCCAAGAGATGGTATCTCTTTTATTATCTACGCTCCAAGATGTTGCACCATATTTCCAAGCATGTACAATTCTGCCATCAAAAAATGCAAAATAACGTTTTTTCCAAGGACAGCCATCTGTTTCTGTAACCAATATAGGTGTATCAACAGCCACTTTTGACCAGTCAACAATACCTAGATATTCGCAAATATTAATTAGTTGGTCTCTCTCTTCAAAGCATGTAAATTTCACTGGAACACGTGGCGAAAACAGGCATGAACAATCTCTTTCATTAACAAAGAAAAATAGTGTATCATCTTCAATTTCTGCCTTTTGATACCCTATATTGTACATGCGTTTAAATAGTTCATCTGTAAATTGCTTATCATTCATAACTTAAACCAGTCCTTTCCTTTTCTACTGTATTTGTACACTTCCGAATTTGTGAGTACTATGTTACTTCCCACCCTCATAGCCTTACCTATCGTGAATATATCATCACCAATTTCATATGCTAATTGTTTAAGAAATTCCATAGCACTCTTTTTAGTCTTGTGTGCATCAATAAAGTAGTCTGAATGGATAGTATATCCACTATATCCTAAACTCTTACTTCCCTGTACTACCGAACCCATTACTACCTCTTTCTGTTTCGTACAATCGGTCTGTTTCTTCAACATCAGGCAATAATATCGGAACAATTAACAACTGTGCTATACGTTCGCCACGCTTAATCGTGTAATTCTTGCACGATACATTGTCATATACTGCACATATTTCCCCTGTATAATCGCTATCAATTACCCCAATGCTATTTGCCATTCGTAGCGGTGTCTTATGCATGCTACTACGAGGAACCAATAAACCAACATGAAAGTCAGGTATTTGTACTGCTATCCCTAGCGGTATTTTTTTCTGTGAATCTGCTGGTACTACAACATCGAATGGACAATATAGATCTAAACCAGCACTCCATTTACTACCTCGTGTAGGCAACTCAACATATTCATTCAATCTCTTTACTAACATTTATCCAATCACCCCATATTTTCGCTCTTGTTACTTGATTGCTTGTAAGATTTAACTCATCCATGATTTGCCTGTTTGTTAAACCTTTCTTGCAACATTCAATGACTTTATCGATTAGTTTAAATTCATCTTGTATGCTTACTTTCTTAGGTAGTCCGCAACCTTTACCGCCTATAACCTTAATTGCCTCATTTGTATCAAGGTTTCCCCATACTACTGATGCTAATGCTAACCAGTTTTTGCAATTGTACGGAATACCATATATTGATGTATTAACTGCCATTACTCAATCCACTTTCTTTGTACAACTCAAACCAATCATCCGCCCTCATGGTGATTAACCATTTAGCATTATTTTTTCTGTGTGCCACGATTGGCATCACGTTTTTATGTTCGCTATCATGAATTGCTTGTGCCATTGCTTTGTCGATATTTAATGCTTGCACACGCTTTACTTCAATGTGGATATTAGGTAGTCCAACACAATCGCTGGCATCACCTGTATTTCCACAATACTGTTGCGTTCTACGAACATCAAATCCATGTTCCTTGCATAGATTGGCAAATTCACGTTCACCATCTGCACCTTTTCGTTTACTATTTACTTTCTTTTTCTTCTCTGTTGGCATTATCTATTCACCCATTTCATGCATCCAATTCGTAAATAATGCATTAACCCTGTAGGACTTAATTCGTACCAATCATCTCTAGCTTTAGCACGTCTTACAAATCCGCCAAACTCGTATATATTACCTCTGAAATCATCTGTATCTATTTCATCAATCAAAATCAATCCTGCATCTTTCAGAAAGAAATTGATCTCGTTTCTATTCTCTTCATACAAACTTCTTGGCATTGCATAATACAAGTATTTTACGTTCTTACAGTCATGGTATCGTTTCTTTTTAAAATCACGTCTAAAGTCATGAATGTTTGTTTTGATTTCCACTTCTGTTAGGTACTGTGTTTTTAAATCAAAATATACGAAATCAGCTTCATATTCAGTTCTTCCTGGACAATACATACTCACATTTGGTATGCATATTTTTTTACGAAATAAGTGTCTACCAAGAACATATTGAATATCTTTTTCGTTCATATATGCATCTCCTAATCATTCACTTTCGCCCTTAAAAAATACTAACCAAACTGTTTTTCCCCTGCGTTGGCCAAACAGTGGTTTACTAGGAAATAACCCTTTAAGCATCGGTAACGTGATTTGTTCTTCATTCCACTTAAAAATCATCGTTCCATTTGGCTTCAATACTCTCCAACACTCTGACAAGCCTTGTTTAATATCCTCTTGCCATGTTTGTTCTAACTTTCCATATTTCAACGCTAAAAACGATTTTTCACCAGCATTTAATAAATGTGGCGGGTCGAACACTACGAGGTAAAAGCTTTCATCATCAAAAGGCATCTTGCGGAAATCTGCGATTACATCAGGTTTAACAATCAACTTCCTACCATCACATAGTGTTGTGTCCAATGTGCGTTTATCCATGTAACAGGTTTCATTATGTTCTTTATCGAACCAAAACATCTTGCTTCCGCAACATGCATCTAGTATTTTCATACACTATAAACACTTACTCCTTAACATAATCACCAATACGATATGGTTTTGTTTCTTGTACAACCCAAGATTTGAGATCGTACCCATGACGTTTTTCCCACGCTTGGAATACTTTTGTTAGTTCTTCACTTAGTTCGTCCATATGTTCATTTTTAACATCTTTCATGTAATCGTCTGACTATTCTTCGATTTCATCATCTAAATCGTAATCACACACATTCCAAATTACTCGTTCGCCGTCTATCTCTGGTACATATCGATATGGATGACCTATTTCTATTGTTGTTTGTATCAATTCTTCTCGACTTAAAGCATCAAAATCACCATAGTTATATTCATTATCTACATAATCTGCGATGGCATCTTTAATACTGCCTTGTGGTTCACCTGCTATTTCATCGTCTACCCAGCAATATTTTGTTTTATCTTCAACCAGCATTGTTATTCCTCTTCTTCTTTTTCCAATCCAGCAACAATATTTATTCCAAATCCATCATACAAATTATCAACATAGTCAATCTCATAAAGTGTTTTATTTGCATCGATACAACACTCTTGTTCTTGGTCACATTTTTCTAAATACTCAATCAATTCACGTACTGTCATTTTGAAATTCCTTTCTTGATATGCTCTTTTATTGCAATAATTTTATTTAAGTAAAAACTCACTACCTAGAACGGAATATTTTCATTTTGCGGTTGCTCAAAACTGTCAAAATTGCTAGTATCATCAAAACTGCCATCAAGCTTTCTCCCTACGAAATCGGCTACCACTTCCGTAATATATCGTTTCTGCCCATCTTGCGTATCATAAGAACGTGTTTGAATACGGCCATTCACGAGTAGCCTTTCCCCTTTCTTGCAATTACCAACTGATTCACCAGTTTTTCCCCATGCTACGCAATTGATGAAAGCAGTCTGTTCTTTTGTTTCATTGGTTGTACTGTCAACATATGTATTCGTAGCAGCTACTGTGAAAGTCGCTACGGCTCTACCTGTTTTTGTAAAACGTAATTCTGGATCACGTGCTAGATTGCCTAGAATTTGTACTGTGTTCATATCAATTTCCTTTCAATATTAATCTTGCCTTTGTATGTTCTTATCATGTCATGCATACACTCAAACTCTTTTGCGTTCGCTTTCATTAACATTGACATTTGCTCTGTTGCTTCCTGCTCAGTTTCCACATTGAGTGGTATTTCGATTAGGATTGCCATTTTATGTTTTTTTCTTAGCATTTATCCCCCTTAGTCGTAATACATACAATTCATAGTTGCCTTTACATCGTCAATGTACACATCGTAGCTAGGGTGAATATGGCAATCTACTGTTGCCTCATTCCTCATGATTTCTAGCAAGTTTTCAATCTTGGTTATTGCTTGTGCCTCGTTGGTTGCTAATACTGTAAAACTAACATCGAATGATACATTCACGCTGGCTTCAAACTGTTTAATTCCTTCTTTCATCTATCCCCCTATTGCCTGCCGTAGTAATGCTTTTCCCTTTTCGGAAATGTCAGCATTGTCTAGTATTTCATTTAAGTTAACAGGCTTTGTTTCTTTTGCTACTTCTACCAAGTTACCTGTGCGTGTCATTTCAATTTGTTTTTGACCGCCCATGATCATGGCTCGGTCTTTTTCTGCTTTTTCTCTAGCCTTTAACAACACATGATTATCCTTGATTGAGTTCGCCATACGTTGGCGGTGCATTTCTCGTTTTTCCTCTTGTTCGTACTGTTTGATAAATTGAGCCCTACAACTAGCCTCGTTATATTCACCACCCATTAGAGGGTTAAACGATGACCATATGGATTTAGCACATTTCAATGTCAATCCCTCTAAATGTTCTAATCCATGTTCATATCCGTATGTGCTAGCACATTTAATCACTCGTTCCCATGCACTTTGAGGAGTTGGAAGTTCCTCATGTGCATTCACGTATGCACTTAATGCGGAACATTCCTCTCTTAACTCTGCAATGGTAGGCAAGAATTTACATTTGTTAATTACATTTGCTACTGCTTGCTCCAACGTAACAGGATTAACATCACCAAGCATTCTTACATATAACAGCATGCGTTCTTCTGACATATCAGTAGTGTACGCTAGCTGTAACATCGATAGTGCTTTCAGCGTCTGTTGCTGATTGTTCATTGCCATCACCCCCTAATTTACTCATCAAGTTATTAACAACGTTGATTGCATTATCTTTACTATTCTTATTTACATGGTTGCGATTATAGCTATTACGCTCCCATGTTCGGATAGTTGCTTTCCAGTCTTTCATCTTCTTGCCATTAGATAGAACCCAACCTCTTGCCTCTTGAAAGTCTATAAAGTATTCAGCATCAATATTGTTATTACGTTCAATGCAATATGCTTTTACTTCATCAAGCGTTGGTGGTGTAAAGTGTGTGCGTGTTGGTTGTGATTTATCACAGCCACTATATATACTATCCTTACCTATACTATCCTTACCTATACTATCCTTACCTATACTGTGGTAACCATTGGTTGCCAGTTGGTTGCCAGTTGGTTGCCAGTTGGTTGCCAGTTCATATTCTTTTCTATCATTGATAATTAATTGCTTGCGTTCATTTTCTAATTGTGGATTAGGATTGTACCTATCTTTCCGCAAGCTATTGTGCATTCGCCAATGTTTTATAACAATCACACCACTATCAAATGGAATGGTGTATCCTTTGGCTTGTAACACTCTCATATCATCATCTTTAGCACCTATCACACGCATAATAGATTTAGGTGCATTGATAAATCCATCATCATCTGCATCTAGCAAAAGATGAAAATATAGCAGTTGGCTACTTATTGGCATTTCAAGAAATTGATCTGACTTGATAATGCTTTTAGCCATCATTCTTCGTTCGGCCATAAGCTAATCCCCGTTCAATTTGCGTTCGATTTCATCAGCAAGATTAGGCTTATAAGCAGTTGCAATACTTGCCAATAAATCCAACACATGATTATCAGTTTCCACATCAGCCTCTAGTACGCTATCAACCATTGCATGGATTGCATTTAATTCGCTGATTATTCGGCTATTGAATGTCTTATCCGCTTGGTCTTGTTGGTAATATGCAATTCTATTTTCAACAAACGCTCTAATCATGATTAATTCGTTCATATTCGTCAGTCCTCTTTTCTACTTCCTTCAATAGGTTTCTTCTAATCTCTTTTGCAAATACACCATGTGCCTGATAATGGCAATCAGTACATAAGCAAGCAAGATTTTTTAAATCACTTAGTCCGCCTTGCGATCTAAATACTATGTGATGGCATTGTGTAGCCATGCTGCCGCATATCACACAAAGGCCGCTATCTCGTTCATATGCTTGTTTTCGTGTTACTGCATATAATTTGTTATCCCTTTTCTTTCTGTTGTTCATCTCCCCACCCCTCTATGAGTGATTGAATGTATTCACTAGGTTCTAATTGAATTCCTAGCTGGTTACATTCATCAGTTAAACAATCAATCAACCCCGCCATTTCCTGTTGGTTGTAAACTGATGAGCCGTGATAGCACATGATATTGTGATATCCTTTTAGATTTTGACATTCGCCAGCATCCTCAGCTAACCAGCCAAGTCCATGACCTTGCCATATTTGTATGTATCGGTCTATGGCATCGGCTCTTACAGGTATATAGGTAAAGTGTCCGCAATCTTTTATAGCTTTCCGATATACATCCTCTTTTGAGATATATCCGTTTTTGCTTAATTCAAGTGCTATCTTTTGGCACAATACCCAGCAGTACGCATTAGCGTTCATGCTGCGTGATTTAGATTTCTTTTTAATCTCAATCACATATTCTTTATCTTTATCTAACTTTGCTAGTTCATTGTCATGAGTAGCTGGTATTACAACCATTACGCCCAATGGTGAGCGTAACAGTTCAATACCTTTTGCAGTCCATTTCATAGTGATGTCAACCAAGATTTAACTTGCTTTAGTTCGCTTAGATCTAACATCTTTGATGATGCTTTATTGAAAGTAGTTTTGATATATGATGCAACTGTGTTATTATCTATGTTTTTAACTTCTGCTAATTTAAACACTTCTTGTGCCAATTGCTTTGTTAATTCCGTTTCGTTATTGCTTTGTGCATCATCATCTTCATCCCAAGCAACACCAAGAATAGAGGATAGGGAATATCTTCGTGCGTATGTAACAACGCTACCTACACCTTGAGGGTCTTTCTTCATTAAAGGTAATGTGAAAGGATGGCTTTCAAACCATTCACCGCTTTCATGTAATAACAATGTGGTTACTGTTACAGCTTCGTCGGTAGTCGATGGTATTTGCATAAATGACAATCCATTACTTGCTAATACAGGTCTAATGGCTTGTAGTAAACTATCAAGCGTTACATATTTAGCTTTTAGGTATGAGTTTTCTTTTGTACGCTCTGGGTCTGATACTTCTGATTGGAATTTAGCTAACGCTTTAGCTATCTCTGTTATTGTTTCGCTCTTATTCATTAAATTTCGCTCCATTCAACACCTAATTTAATTAACAAATCATTAATAGCTTTTCGTTGTCTTGAATTAATGTTTTTTACAACGTATGTTACTGTTGCTGTTTCTTCTACAACTGGTGTTGTTTGTTCTATTACATCACGTTCTGAAATTGGTTCTACTGGTTCTTGTGGTGCTTTTGCTTTGAGTTCAATCTCTAAACGTTTTTCAAACTCTGCAGCAATAACACTATCAAGTTCACCAAACGGAACATTATTTAAACAATGTTGAATTTCTTCATATTGAATTGGTGTATCTAATGCATAATTTTGATTGAATAAATCGATTTTCATTTTTATCATTTCGACTTTTTCAGCCTGCATACGTTTTAGATCATCATCATTCTTTTGTTGTTCCAATACACCTTTCAACATTTCATCAATAGCAATGGTTACATCTGACATTTTTGCAGTTTTGTTTTCCCACCATTTAGGATTAGGCAATACTCTGTTTTTATATTCTTCTCTAACCCCTAATGCTTGTAATTTTTCTGTGATTGTATTTAACACAAAATCTTTACGTTTTAGCATTTCACGTTGTTCAAATTCGCCAATTTGATTTGCAATTGGATTTTCCACTCTGCTTACCACTGCTAATACTTGTTCTAATTCTGCGGTAAATGTATTGTATGGAATTTTTAACTCACGTTTTTTATCAGCACCAAATCGTGTTAGCTTAGTACGTATAGAAACAATCTCTTTCAATACAGATTTCATTTCTTTTAAGTTATCTTCCGTTACAACTAATCCGTTGTATTTTTCTAATTTTTCTTCAAGGTACTTCGCAAGTTCTGCGTTATTCCATGTCATAGTTAAATTGCTATCAATCACTTGTGGTTCGATTGCTGGTTGTACGATTACATCTACAGTTTCCATTTTTATCCCCCTGTTATTTACGGTCCTTTTGTTGTTCTATTTCTGCCATGAGTTTTTGCACCATAGCTTCTAATTTAGAGATACGGCTATCTTTATCTTTTGCCTCTGCTAGGTAGTCGCTACCTTTACCAACTTTAAAGGCAATGTTCATAGTGAGTTGTGTTTCACCGCCTAGGCTTGCACCAATACCAAACATAGTACGTTCATTAGGACGATAGAACGCTCCCAATGCTACTGCGTTAGCGTTGCGGTAATGTCCATAACTAACCGCATAACTTGCTTTGTCATTGCGGTTAAAGTCCAATGGGTGTAAACCGCTTAATGCTGCACTAGATGCACCCAACTTATTCATGCGTTGATTAGTAGCGTGAATTTCATTTCCGATATTATTTTGTCTGTTTTCAAGTGCAGTAATACGGCCGTCATGATTAACTGTTGTATCGTGTAATGTTGCGATTTGACCTTCATGATCATTCACCACATCGCCGAGCATATTCAAACCTACTGCAATGTCTTTAATATTTTGTTTATTCTTAGCGATTTGAGTACCATTATTACCAACCTCTTCAGCTACGGCGAAAAGTTGAGAGCCATTAACCGCATCAGTAGAGGATACATTTACTTGACCTGCTGCCACATTAGTTAGTTGGCGTGTGTAATTTGTAACACCACCAAAGCCTGCTCGGTCTTTAGAACCAAAAGAGGCTACCGCACTAGGATTAGTGCCTGCTACGGCGTGGGTTTTGCCATTAACAGTCATATCAGCAACTGCTACCGCATCATCTGTTACGGAGTTAGTGCCAATAGCTACGGAGTTCGGTTTATCGGCAATGATATTATTGCCAACTGCTACCGCATCAATTGCAGTTGTTTGTGTATGTGTGCCGATTGCCATGGCACCCTGTCCGCTTGTTTCAGAGTTAGCACCGATAATGGTTTGTTCCATATCACCAGCCATTTTGTTATTGTAGCCAATCACAGTTGATTGATTGCCTTTAATGTCTTTGTTATTAGCACCTACAACCACTGTATTTTCACCAGTGATATTGTTTGTACGACCGATTGCAACGCTAGATACACCACTAACATATGCACCATTACCGATTGCCACAGTGTCATATGCACTTGTACGTGCCTGGCTACCGATAGCATATGTGTATTCAACCAATGCTTCTGCATGGCTACCATACGCAAAGGAATTTCTTCCCATAGCTTTGGAATTGTTGCCACCAGCAAAGCTATTTGTTCCGTTGACTGTGTTGTTTTCACCGAATGCAATCGCATTGTTAGCATTAATTGTATTTTGATAACCAAATACTGCACTACTATGAGATGATGCGGTGATTGTGTTATCTGTGCCACCTAATGTGTTATTATTTGCACTCGCTATGTTTACCGCTAATGCGGAAATACCTAATACTAATACTGCTTTATTCATGTTTTTCATTGTTTTTTCTCCTGTTTCTGTTACAATACAGGTAGAGTAATCTGCAAAATACTCTACCAAGTCCGCTATGGTTTCCTACGCCATGATTAGCGGACTTTTCTTTTTTCATAAAATCTGATTTCCCTCGCCCAGTAGTTGATTAAAATCAAAAGCACAAAACCGAGCAAGATTTGAAGAATTGCTGTGTAAAAATCAATTCGATTAATTTCGATTGACCCTATCGTACCTATAACCATTAGGCACGCTACCACCCTCAATATCCAAATCAATTTCATCATTTCCCATATCCTTTCCATTAGATGCTTTGGCCTCTTTCCATTCTTGAAATTCAGCCATGTTTTTAGGACTTTCATAAAATTTGTAGATTTCTTCTATAAACAACCTCACTTTCTCACTCCTCTTTAATGAGTTCGCCAATTGGCACATTGAAACAATCGGCTAACTTTTGGAGGCTTGTAACACTCGCCCCATTTTTGCCGTTTAGCCATTGGCCTATTGCAGCTTGTGAAATACCAGTTTTCTTTGACAGCGTGTAAGCAGTCATATCTTGGTCTTTCATAAGTTGCTTGATTTTTTGCAAATTCATTGATTATCACCTCGCTTTTTGCTACAATCAAATTACTAAGTATTTATTTAGTATATGCAACGCTTTTACATTACTATGTATTTGCGTTACCCTGTGATTACATAGTACTACGCATATGCTAGTAATTCAATTAACTTACAATAAAAATAATTAAGAATTACAGTTTTATTTTTAACTTTTTATAAATAGGTGGATAAAATGGCATATGACCGCATATTCGAAATCATGAAAGAAAAGGAATTAACGGCTTATAGAGTGTCAAAAGATACAGGGATATCACAGGCATCGCTTGCTGATTGGCGAAAAGGCAGGTCAAAACCTAAAATTGATAAGTTGCAAAAACTATCCGAGTATTTTGGTGTATCGATTTCATATCTAACAGGGGAAAGTAATGAAATTGATGATACTCAACAAATGCAAACACCAAACGGGTATTATGTAGACAAAGAAACAGCCGAGTACGCTGAAATGTTACGTACTCGGCCAGGTGCTAGACTTCTATTCTCGGCTGCAAAAGACATATCAAAAGACGATTTGCAAAAAGCCGTGGAATACATCGAGTTTTTGAAATCAAAAAATAAATAATGTTAGGGAGTGTGTTGTATTGGTAGTAAATATAATTTACTGCGATTTACCATGTGTTAAGGCTATATCTGAGGAAACGGAAGATATAGACACGCATAATATATATGTGAATAAAAACTTGCCACATGATAAAATGAAAGCAGAAATACGGCATGAGTTATCTCATATCATCAATGATGATTTCTATTTAGATAGTCATGTTAATTTAGTAGAAGAAATGGTAAGGCGGTATGATCTAAAAGATGAAACGCTAACCGATATTAACTTCTACCATCATTTCAAGTAAGGGAGATAAGGGAATGAAAAAGACTTTAGTATTATTAACTGCATTATTGGCACTATCTACTACCGCAATGGCAAAAGACATTGTATCTCATGAAGAATTTAAAGCATTAGACGGAACAAAAGTTTTAGTGCATTATGATGATGGTACATCTGAATTAATGGACGAACAGGACTTTCTAAACGCTACAATCTCTATGACACAGGAAGAAATGGACGATTTACACAAGACTGATAAAGGCACACAAGATGCGTTAAAAAGAAGAATGGAAGAAAACGAACGTTTTAGAACGATGTAAATAAAAAAAGAGCCACCTACACAGGTGGCTTTATTTGTAGAGAGGATTAACTATGGAATTGTCAAAAGGAGTTATATATGCACGTTACTCGTCAGATAAGCAACGTGATGAATCAATCGAAGGGCAAATAAGAGAATGTAAAGCATATGCGGAGCGTGAGGGTATTGTCATTACTCACATTTACACTGATAGAGCATTATCAGCACGCACAGACCACCGCCCAGAGTTTAGGCAAATGATTGACGATGCAAAGAAACATAACTTTGAGTACGTTATAGTATATCAATTAGACAGGTTCAGCCGTAGCCGTGAGGATAGTGCATTATATAAGGCCGTACTCAAACGGGATGGTGTAAAGGTAATTAGTGCAAAGGAAAATATCAGTAGCGACCCAGCTGGTATTATCCTAGAATCTGTATTAGAGGGTATGGCGGAATATTATAGTGCAGAGTTGGCTCAAAAGGTTAGACGTGGCATGACTGACAATGCACTAAAAGGCAAGATGAATGGCACACCTACACCGCTAGGGTATGACAAAACCGATGATAATTCACTCATCATCAATAAGCGTGAGGCAAAAATCGTAGAACGTATCTTTGATATGTACCTAAAAGGGCACTCTATCCCCTCTATATGCTCGTTTCTAAATTCTAAAGGGTATTTATCCAAGAAAGGCGGAAAATTCTCGTATGCGGTCATTAGACGCATTTTAAGCAACGAGAAATACATCGGTATTATGAAATGGAATGATATTGTAGTTGAAGATGCTATCCCTTCCATTATTTCAAAAGAAATATTTGATAAAGTTCAATCAGCAAATAGCCGTAGAATTAAATTAAAGGCCTCTAGGAGCGAGTTTTACAATTTATGTGGTAAATTATACTGCGGAAAGTGTAACGCTCATTACGTAGGCTCTACGGCTACTTCTAGGAGTGGTGAAAAGCATTACTATTATGTATGCAACAATCGAAGAAAACATCACACTTGCGATGCACCTAATCTAAAACGTGAAATAGTTGAGGATATCGTCATTAATAAAACTCTTGAGATATTGAATCAGCCTAACACTATTGAAGAGTTGGCAAAAATGGCTATCAAAGCCAACAAAGATATGATGAGTACAAGCGAATTAGAGTTACAATCTATTAATGATCGTATCAAGCAATTACAATCGGAATTAGACAATTACATGAAAGCAATCGCCAAAGGGTTCATATCAGATACTCTTCAAAATCAAATAGAAAAAACTGAGGCGGAATTACAAGACCAACTGACACGCCGTGCGAACCATGAAATGGCAAGTAATCAAATACATCTAACTGCGGAGCATATTGAGTTTTTTCTACACAAAATAGCAAAAGAAAACCCCACCACCAAACGAGGTAGAGCAAGCATTATTGACACTTTCATAAAGCAAGCTACCATATTTGATGATAGGGTAGAAATTATATTTAATTATAGCAATGACCTGCCCCAATTTAAGGAACAGGCCATTGAATGTTCGCACTCATGCGATATGGTGGACCACCAGGGGTTCGAACCCTGGACACCCTGATTAAGAGTCAGGTGCTCTGCCAGCTGAGCTAGTGGTCCATGACATGACTAATTATATGCTTCTTTTATAGGAATGTAAAGAATATTTATTACATTCCTATAAAACATAGCCATTAATATTGTAATATCCAATCTTTCATAGTATTACATGCCTCTATAGGCAACAAATCACTCGTTCCTACGCAGTCTTCACCACTATATAGTTGAAGTACACTATGTGTACGACTTACCTCTTTAACAACAACATGTGTTAGATTATCCTTAGGTACACTAAATTTCAAACCGTAGCGGCCAAAATAGGTAAATACAGCTTTTATGGTATCGTACTCTATATGGACTTGAAGGAATTTACCACCAGGCCAGCATGATTCAATATTTTCTTTTGATCTTGGTTTTAGAAAATCAAAAAATCCCAT